AGGGCGGCTAATTACATGAATCTAAAACAAAAATAAATTATGTACGGAATACCACTAAATAAACAACAAAGAAAAGAAGGGTGTTTATTCTTGTCTATTTTTCTGATTCTATTTGTAACAACAATGCTGCTATTAAATCACATCATAAACAAATAAACATGGAAACAAAAAAAATCGGTGCTTGGAAGAAGCAAACCAGCAAGGGCGAAGTCATCAGCTTTACAATCGAAGGTAAACGCTATTCGATGTGGCCTAACACCTACAAAAAGGAAAACAAGCATCCAGACTTTAACATCGTAGAAGACAAACCATTTAACAATGAAACGAAAGCGCAAACCACAACGGAACACGGAGACTTGCCTTTTTAAGGTCAATCCGCTGATTAAATTGTTTTTCGTGTGGGGATGGTTTCACGTGAAAATATATTTCATATATTTGCTAATACAAAACTTATGCAATTAATCGCATCCGTTCTTTTCAGTTGGTACTTCATTCACGTTGCTTTGATTCCGAACTGGATTAAAGCGAAACTAAAGTTCCCACCGGGCAAAAGATTGAAACCGCTTGATTGTCACGTGTGCCTTTCGGTATGGGTGGCGGCTGCTCTTTACTTCCTACCTTACGAGATTTCTCAATTCATAACCATTGCCTTCGGTGCTGGCATCACTTCAAACTTAATCGGATGGCTGACCAGAAAATAAACATCTTGGGAATGGGTTCGGCTCAGTCAGGGGTGACGTATCACCGCGTGGCCTTGCCGATGGGATTCATGGACAACGTCGGGGGATTAATAACCAACTCAATCGAAACTGACCTTGTTGCTGACAAATACGACATTTTCTACTACAACCGCGTCAATCCATACCATGAATTGCATAATCAAATCCGTGAAAAGTTTGGATGTAAAATTGTGATGGATATCGATGACGACTGGGACTTGCCGAGAACGCACTTGATGTATGAAACTTACATCCATCTGAACCCGAAAATCATTAAGAATCTTCAGGATGCGGATATGGTCACTTGCACGCATGAAAAGTTGGCTGAAAAGTGCAGACGCTACAATTCAAACGTTTACGTCATGCCGAACGCCTTGCCATATCGTGAAGACCAGTTCACCAACGACCGATACATGGATGAAGACATCCGCATATTTTGGGCGGGTGGAATCACGCACGGGGATGACCTGAAGCAGTTGACCTATCCAATCAGACGGCTGAAGGGACAAAAGGGAATCAAGATGGTCATCGGTGGCTATGACCCAGCAAACGAAACTTCCATCGCGTTATGGAATGAAATGATAAACGCCTTCACGGCAAACCGAACGCTAAACCATGAGGTATTGAACGCGAAGCCGGTTCTGGAATACATGGAACTTTATCGACACGCTGATATCATGCTGGTCCCGTTAAAGCCTACCGAATGGGCAAGCTACAAGTCAAACCTGAAGCTATTGGAAGCGGCGGTTAAAGGAATTCCGGTTATCTGTCAGGCGGTTGAGCCTTACATCTTTGACAAAGACGCGCCAGTCTTATGGGTACACAAAGCCGAAGACTGGTACAAACACATGAACTTTTTGATTCACAATAAAAACGCACGTGAAGACTATGGGCAAAAGATACACGAATGGGGAATTGAAAACTACAATCTCCGAGCCATCAACAAGACCAGACGAGCCGCATTTGAAAATCTTGTTGGCGCATAAGGGAATCTGGGACTTGTTCAAAGTCAGTCAGGAAATAGTCGGATTTCATCCGCACATACAAGACGCCGTTCTTGAAGCCTATCGGGTGGAGCATCCGCACTATTCTTACAATCGGAACTGCCCGGCTTGCGTGGCTGAATTCCTATCTTTGGCTTACCGTTACTTTGAAAGCAAAATCAATGGTTAATAAATTCCACAACGATATGGACTTGGGACGCGAAATCCGAAAGTTCTACAATCTCAAAGGTATTCACCCGACGGCGGTTATTGGTGAGAATGTCACAATAGAGGAAGACGTCTACATCGGTCCCTTTTGTATTATTGGATTCCCAGCTGAATGGAAGGGAATGGAATACAAAGATTGTGGAGTAATCATTCGGAAAGGAACGCGAATAACTGGTCACGTGACAATCGATTCCGGAGCAACAAGGCGCACCGAAATAGGCGAAGGTTGCTATCTGATGAAGCATAGCCATGTCGGACACGATGCAAGGCTTGAAGACGGAGTGACTTTAAGTTGCGGTGCAAAAGTAGGTGGTCACACAATAATAGGTAAAGGTTGCAACATTGGACTGAATGCGGTTATCCATCAAAAGCAGACAATCGCTGAAGGTTGCATGATTGGAATGGGTGCGGTAATAACAAAAAAAACAATCACATCACCGTGCATGAAGTACGTCGGGAACCCGGCAAAGTGCATCGGTCAAAACATTAAGCCATGAAAGTATTAATCGTTGGACTTACCTACGGGAACAGACCACTTGACATTCTGCTGAAAAATCTTGAAACGGCTGGCTATCCTTTCAACTTGACCTTTGTCAGTATGGAAGGAATCGCGAACGCTTTGAACGAAGGAATCTACCGAGCCGAAGGTTTTGACGCAGTCGCTTTTCTGGCAAACGATATAGTCGAACCAGAAAACTGGTTGCTAAAAAAGGTCGAAGCCTTGCAGACATACCCGAACGCTGGAATCGTTGCAAGCAGTTTGCATCAGCCAGCAACCGAAATAAAAAACGAACACATCATTTCGAACTGGTTAATCAGAAAAGAACTAATTGAAGCAATCGGGTTGTTCATTGAATCGATGTTCCCTTACGGACCAATTGACTTGGACTACTGCGAAAGAACGTGGGTCGCTGGTTTCAATACCTACTACGTGATGGATTGCCACGCAGTTCACATCGGAAGCCATGCAAGTGGTAACGAATACGGATGGGACAAGTCAGAACTGGTCAATAAGTACTGGCCGCAATACGTTGATAACTTAACGGGGTACAGAAACGGAACGAAAAGCATAAAAATCGGATAATGTATCTTAACATCATTACACCTTGCAGCCGTCCGGAGAATCTTCCAGCAATCGCGGAAAGTATCTATCAATCAATCCCAGAAGGATGTTTTCGTTGGATAGTCGTCTTTGACGCTGACGAAGTACCTGACGGGATTCCTGACAACTGCGAGGCGTACGCTCACAGAAATGCACAAAGCATTGCCGGACACGCTCAAAGAAACTTTGCCCTTGAATTAATCGACAAGGGTCACGTCTATTCAAACGATGACGACACGTTGATTCACCCAGAACTATGGGACTGGATAAACGGTCAGAAAGCTGATTTCATTTCATTTTCACAAGCAGAAAAGAATGGCTGCATGAGGTTGAAAGGGGATAGCATTTGCGTCGGTGGAATCGATAGTCACAACTTTATCGTTTCTTCTGATATAGCTAAAGGGGTCCGCTTTGAAATTGACAAGTACGAAGCCGATGGAATCTTTGCAGAAATGTGTTATCTAAATTCGACCACGAAAGTATTCATCGATAAGATTCTTTCAGTTTACAATCAATTAAGATGACCGACAAGATAGTTCAATCCGTCATTGACAAGTATGTCAAACGCTCTGAAGTAGGAATCAAGAAATACGGCACTACCTTAGAGCAAAACAACACAGACGACTTCCTGAACCACTTACAAGAAGAACTGATGGACGCGGTTCTTTACATCGAAAAACTAAAACATGATACTAATCAGCGGAATAATAGAGGGACTATCCACGCGGAAGGACAAAACATGCAAGTTGGTCATTGGGACGAATGAGCTGACACCTTCCGAAATGTCTGACTTATTCAACCTTAACCAGCAGTTTTGCTATTTAGGACTGAAAAAAGAGACATTCACGAAAGACGAAAGCGACCTGATGGAATCGCTCAAAGCAGACCTTGACAATCTGAAGACACCCAGTCAACGACTTCGGGGAATCCTTTACCGAAACTTTGAGCAAGACGACAAAGGGTATCGGGATTTCAACACCTACTATTTAGCCGAAATGGAACGCATTTGTGAACACTACAAAAACAAACTGGATTGATAGCAATATACAACGCAGACAAAAAGGAACTGATGGCAATCTTCGCCAGTACGTCGATGGCTGCGTCTTACATCTTTGGGCAGTTTGAAGGCAATGCAAGGGAACGAATTCAGAAGAGGCTCGCTGACAAGTTCAGAATCACAGATAGCCGTTTTGAATTTCCGGTGGCAGTTAGACACGCATCCACAAAACAACTCGAAATGCTGGGACAGAAACATGGTGTGATTTTTAAAGGATATCCGGAAGTGAAGACCATCAATATCGGTGGCATGAAATACACTAACTTCGTCAATGAAAAAACACACGCGAGTCTATCTTGAACACTTCGGCTTCGATACTGAAACTTTTATACCATGTGAGGTCTGCGGAGCAAAAGCCGTGGACATCCACCATATACACCGTCGAGGGATGGGCGGCAGCAAATCAGCTGACCACATCGACAACCTTATGGCGGTCTGTCGAATATGCCACATCAAGTACGGTGACCTGAAGAAGTACATGGACTTTCTCAAAGAAACGCATTCCGACTACATGGAAAAAATGAATAAAAATAATAACACTACAAAGGACAATCAAAGGTGGGAAAATTAGTAAAACAAGAGCATGGTGGGGCGGTAAATCAGTTTGAAAAGGGTCAATCAGGAAACCCGAACGGACGTCCGCGCAAGTATGTATCCCTACTCAAGGAACAAGGCTACAAGCTATCTGAAATAAACGACACCATCCAGAACATGATGTCGATGGACTTATCCGAACTCCAAAAGGTCAACGACAATCCGAAAGCCACAATCCTTGAAAAGACAATCGCGGCGGCAATGATTAAGAGCCTGAAGAACGGCTCGCTTTTCTCGCTTGAGACCTTGCTGACGAGGGTCTACGGAAAGCCGAAAGAAACGACTGCGGTAGAGAATAGCGGCAAGATTGAATTCATAATAACCAAAGGCAAGACAATTTTGTAACCAACTGGGGGACGATTTGTCCCTTGCTTAAATGAATCTTATGAATTGGAATCCATCCGACGGACCAGAATCTGAAGACGAACTCAACGACGAATGAAGTATTCATCCAGCTTTCAATACGACCTTAAGATAGGTGAAGCAGCGGAAGACTGGGTGAACGACCTATTCAGCAACGGCAAAAAGATTGAGGTTAAGAACGACTTGATGGCTCACAAGACTGGGAATATTTACATAGAATTCGAATCAAGGGGGAAGCCGTCAGGACTATCCAAGACAATCGCCGACTATTGGATATATCGAATCAATCAAAGCGACTTCGCCTTCATCATTGAGGTCAACAAGTTGAAGCAGATATGCCGCGAATTTTACAAGGCGAAAAAATATCTTAGGGAAGGCGGTGACGATAACACTTCAAAAGGATTCCTGATTCCTATTCATGTTCTAATTTTGTCGCTCAATGCAAATACACTTACCTGAACTGCATCCGAACCAACAAGCAATCCTTGATAGTTCGTCGCGTTTTCGCGTGGTTATGTGTGGCCGCCGCTTCGGTAAGTCGGAACTTGCGCAAATGGAAATTATCTTTGAAGCCATCAAAGGTCACGCAGTAGCCTACATCACACCCACCTACCAACTGGCAAAGACATTCTTCAAGCAGTTAGCAAAAGTCCTTCCATTCGAAAACAACAAGTCAGACCTGACCATCACCTTCCCGAACGATGGTTCTGTAATGTTTTTCACGGGTGAACGTCTGGACGCATTACGGGGGCGAAAATTCCATCTTGTTATTGTGGATGAGGCTTCGTTCATTCCGGACTTAGAAGGCGGCTGGTTGAACTCTATTCGCCCCACATTGACGGACTACAAAGGGCGCGCACTATTCCTATCCACGCCAAAGGGAAAGAACTACTTCTTCAGCTTATATCAGAAAGGAACGCACGGCGAAACTGACTGGCAAGGGTTCAAGTTTTCGACCTTTGACAATCCGTACATCGACCGGGATGAAATCATGGAAGCGAAGCGGCAGCTACCTGATGCCGTCTTTGAGCAAGAGTACATGGCGAACGCTATGGAAAACGCAGCGAATCCGTTCGGCAGTCAGCATATTGACAAATGTGTCAAACCGCTTTCAAACCTTCCGGCGATGTTCTACGGCATTGACCTTGCGAAGTCAGTCGATTGGACCGTAATTGTTGGACTTGACCAAAATGGGGATGTGTGTCGGTTCGATAGGTTCCAGAAGGATTGGAAGCAAACAAAGGAACACATCCTGACGCTTGACCGGAACAGACCGATTCTGATTGATTCGACTGGCGTGGGGGATGCCATCACGGAAGAACTGCAAAAGGGATTCCAATTCATGAAGGGGTTCAAATACACTTCAACGACAAAGCAGCAACTGATGGAACTGCTCGCGTCCACAATCCACAAGGGCGAAGTGGGTTATCCTGATGGCGCGATTAAGGACGAACTTGGGGTATTTGAATATCAGTTCACATCGACTGGAGTGCGGTACAATGCCCCGACTGGGTTCCACGATGACTGTGTAAACGCCTTAGCTTTGGCGGTCAAATGTCGGAATGAACAGAAACTCGCTGGGGTATACCGATTCATTTGAGTAAAAAAACCGAAACTTTTATACACTATAATATGAGAATCAACGTTGAAACATTCCAGAAACTCTACGCGGTCAGCCTGATGGAAACGGACGAGGTCGAAAAGTCGGCTCAATATGTTCAAATCCTGACGGGCAAAACAGACGAGCAAGTCAACCGAATGAGGCTACGTTCCTTCAATAAAATGTGCAAGGGCATCAATAAAGCGTTTGAATTAGTGGGTTCTAATCTTCAGAATGGCAAGCCGAAGGATTTCGTCTGGGCGAACGGACGGCTTTACAAATTGGACTACGATATCAAAAAGGCTGGCAAGTATGTTGAAACGGCAACCTTTGCGACTGACATAATCGGCAATCTGCACCTGATTATGGCTACCATCGCCCAGCCGGTTGAATTTAGTTTGAAGGGGTTGAAACCTACCACACGCGAACACAATGAAATCGCCGAAGATATGCTCAAGCTGAACATGGCACACGCATACCAGTCAGCGGTTTTTTTTTATCTTGTTTTCAGGGAATCACTCGTCAGTTCGATGACCTATTTTCAGGAACATCAGACGGTGGAGAAGGAACTGGTTCAGACTTTTATCAAAAGTTTGGATGGGTTTACAATGCCAAGCTGGTCAGCGAATTTGAGAACATCAGTATAGCAGAAACGTGGGAGTTAAGCACATTTAACTTCCTGAACGACTTGCGGTATCTGAAATTAAAAAGGGAATTGGACGCAGAACATGAACGTAAATTGATGGCAAAGTATAAGCATGGCTAAGAGTATAGCACAACGGCAAAAGGTGGTCTTGGAGAATGGATTTTTGGCTTCGACTGGTTCGGAGTCCTTTTCCATTATTGACGCGAATGAAATCGGGCAGCTGCTTTTAGAGCGTGGACAACTTTTCAAAGATGAATGGATTCGGGTTGTCAATGAGAAAAAAATCATTGCATCGGGAAACATCGAACGAGACCTTACTTTCTACCTTCAGAACGAACCTGAATCAGCCACGTTATTCATTGAGTTTCCCTATTATGCCAAGTTTGTGGACCGAGGGGTTAAGGGGGTGAAATCAAGCAAGAACGCTCCAGATTCGCCCTTCCAGTTTAAGAACTACGGAATGTCTGCCGATGGTCGCGCATCCATTAAAAAGTGGCTATCTACCGCAAAAGCAAAGGTCAGCAGCCGTGACGTCAAAAAGTATGGAGCAGTCAGGACGGAAAAAAAGTTCAAAAAAATCAGCGAAGCAGATTCCAAACTGAACACCTTGATATACAATATAAAGAGGTTCGGTATCAAAAAACGTAACTTCATAACACCTATCGTCGAAAAGTCGTTCCAAGGGTTCGAGCAAGAACTCGCGGAGGCAATCGGCAAAAAGGTATCAATCGTAATTTTGGCATGAGCATAAGCACACTAATAAACCCAACCGGAGAAGTCAGCGTTCAAGATGACTTGTGGCATATTCTCCT